GTTGTTAACTTATCGTATGATATACTAGAATCAGCTGGAGTGCCAGCGTCAAATGAGTTACCAAGTAAAATTCCAAAGAACGTATCAGTAGCTGCAGGAGGCGCTGTAAAAGCAATACTTGATCTAGTTGATCCAAAAGTAAATGCGCTGTTAGGCTCCTGAATTACTCCTGATATAGAAATAATACATTGGTTCAATGAAGCCATCTCCACTGAACTGCCTCCTACCTGAAGGCTGAAATCAGTATTGGATCCGTTAAATCCTGAGCTAATATCATCGAGCTTCTGGAACGCGCCAAATGCTAATCCTGGTCCAATATATGCCATTATAATTTATCCATTTCTTCTTTGACCTTTGTCCATGTAATTTCTGAATGAGGACAAGTTGTGCTTGTAACAGCTTTTGGAAAATCTGCATTACTATTATCAACATCAACAACCCATCTAATTTTATTAAAATCAGATTCACTATTAATTTCTCCATCAAATGTAAATTCTGCATTAGATTTTAATGTTTGAATTGCAGAACAAACTTTTTCTTGATTAGTCATTATGCTAAAATCTCCATTAATGTAATTGTGCATTGTGTACTATTTGCTGGTAAATCTATACTTGAGCTTCCATTTTTTTCTGCATACACAGCATAAGTTTGTGTAGAGGTAGAACTTGGCTCGTGTATTCTAGTAAAATTACATGACAGTACATGAGCTGACCCATCATTTGAATATCCCAAGTTACCACCAAATTTATATTCTGCACTTCCGTTTCTGTATAAACTAAAGTTACCGCCTTCATTATCACCACCAGATATTGTTATGGATGGCATACTTATCAAAACTAAAACTTTAGAAGATGTTGCTGAACAAGTTATATCAGCTGTTAAAGATGTAACTGCAACATAACTACTAGAGCTAATTGTTTGACCACTTGTTTTATTAGCAGTAATTACTTGGCCAATTTTTCCCACGCCTGATAAAGCTGAACTAGCCAGAGTTGTTGTTCCTGTAAATTTTAAAAATTGATCAGCCGTACCTGAAGCTAGGCCTGTACCACCATTTGCTACAGGGATTGTTCCTGTTATTCCTTTTGTTACGTCTATCGTTGCAAATGCCATGTTATCCTTTTGGGTTGTCCGATTTTACCTTAGCAATTGCGTCTTGCCAAGTAGTTGTTGAATTAACTTTATCCCAGTATTGCATGTCTAATTGATCTTGAATACTTGGGTAAGCTACTGCTCTGTCTCTTTGATATTTATTATTATCATATTCTGTTTGAAGTTCTTTTTGTTTTGCTAAAATATCTGCTTTAGTGATAGGTGTGGTATTATTAAGCCAAATAATATTATCAACATTTTCTGGAACTGTGCACTCTGCATTTGGATTAATACTTTTTATTGCATCCATTAAACTTATCATGCTAATATCTCCCATAAAAATATTTTTGAAACATCATTATTATTTTGAAATTTAACATTACCTCCACCATCTGTTTTTACAAAAACTGTATATTCAGTAGCGGATGTGGTTGAAATTCCTGTGTCGTAAAAAATCCAATCATTTCTACCATAAATGTCTTGTGCATTATTATTAAAAATTTCATAAGAACCTTGAGATGCAAAAACCTGTGTACCAGCTCGGTTAAATTGAACTCCATAACCTTTTGCATTAGCAATTCTTGATTGTATTGAAACCATCATAAGAACATTTGAAGATGTTGCACTAGGTGTTATTGTAGCTGCCAATGGTGTGCTTCCATCTGTTAATGCAGTAAAAGAAGAACTACCTATTTCTGCTTGGTTTGGGCTAGTGCCAGAATCAACAATTTGACCAATTTTTCCCAATCCTGCAGCACTAAGTGATGCTCCTGAAGGAATGGTAACGGTGTCACCTGACTGCCCAATTGTAATGGTACCTGTCCCGGTTCTCTTGAGTATTTCGTCTACTTTCAGTGTGCTCATCTATACTCCTATCAATTTGTAACCATATAAAAAAACATGGGCTGAATTTGTATCTTGTGAACCACCTTCTTCATGCATCATGTATAATTCTATATAATCTCCTGCACTTAAAACTAAAACTTGTGTACCTTGAACATAATATAATTGATTAGCTGTTGAACCAATAACTCTGTTTTGTGTGCTGTTATCATTAGAACCATTTTTATATAAAATAATTTGTAATTTTTCTCCGTCATCAAGATTATTTAGAGCTGTGCCATAACCAAACATATATTTACCACCTTCACCTGCAGGTACTGTAAATTTACTAGAAGCAAAAGCTGAATCAGAATCAAAATCTTCTGTTCCCAAAGTTAATTTAGTCCAAGTATTATGCGCTATGCTTTGATCTGTACTTCCAGCATTTGCTTGAAAAGCTGGAGTGTTTGCAGGAAAATTAGTAAGCGTAGCTCCTGACTTCAGGGCAATAGTAGTCGTGTTCGTGCTACCAATCGTCATGGTAGACGTACCAGATCTAGTATCAATAGTATCTACTTGAATCTTACTCAATTATGTCTCCTTTAAGACTTAGGGTTAGCATCTTTGATCCCTTTGATTCTCGCTTTCCACGCGTCGATATCTTTATATATCTCATCAAGTTGATCGCCAATATCACCATAAGCCGCTTTTCTTGTACTTCTTACAGCGTTGTTTGACTCTTCAGTATCGCCAGCCGTATCATGTGCTGCTAATTGAGCATCAGTTGGCTTATCTAAACCATCTACACTCCAGCTCGCTATATACGGGCCTTTACCGTCCGAATCATCCTGTAAAGCTACATTACCGTTTGGACC